TGTCTTGACCGTAGCGCGTTGCGGCCCTCAAAGCCCCGCCAGAGATCAGACCGCCCCTTGCAGCGGCTTGACGATCAAGTGCTTTCTGGCCTTCGCCCAAACGAAATGCGTAGCCTGGGTCTGCTTGGTAATCTGACATGGCAAAGTCTCTACCGTACTTGCCGTACCCAGCAGCGCCAGCGTTGCCGCCAAGGCCTAGCAACTCCATCAGCCGATTTTGACCTGTAAGACCAGCTTGACGAAATGGCTCTTGCCCTTTCATCTGCAAGTCAAACATTTCCTTTTGAAGCGCGGCAGTGCGGTCAGCGGCGGCAGCTTGCGTTTCGGCGGCTTGGGTTGCGCCACGGGCGGCCATTGCGCCGCCAAGTAGTGACGCTCCGGCGGTTACTCCTACAACTGGATTAGGCATCGTTAAACTCCTCAAAAGCGTAAAATTCGCGTATTTCGCGGGATACTTTTCTCATGTGGTCGTACCCACCTAACAAAAATGCAGTGGCGATAATTATTTCAATCCCAAAGTTTCGGGTGTGAAACGCAAGGCTACGAAAGCGCTTTTCGTCGCTGTTGCACATTTCATTAGCATCGTGAAAACCATTTATGGACGCCATAATTAACGGCTGGTAATAAGTATACTTTGCAACAAACCAAGGGTTGCCTGGAAGCGCAAACATCAAGGATGTAAACACGCGATTGATATGGTCGTCGGTAATTTCAACGTCTTTGTCAATTAAGTCGTCCCACAACTCTACGGCGTCAAAAAACCGATTTACAAAGTCGATGGCGTCTTGATTCCCCAAAAACCAGCGTTTGCTGTTTTCTTGATTGGCTATCTGCCATTCTTCGGACATGACGGGCATCAATTACTCCAGCAACAGGTTGTTGTTAGACGCAGCCTGCATAATAATCCAATTTGCATTTTTTTGTAGTTTAATCATCACTTAAAGTCTAGTAATCGAATAACAATATTGTCTCCAGAACCCGCCGCCATCACAGAACACCAAAAACGATCCATTGTTTAGCAGCACAGCTCCAAAATCGCTACCGCCTGGGGCAGAAAGAGTTACAGTGCCACCACTAACATTGCTGATTGCCACGCCTTCGCCAGACGCATAGCCAGAAGAAGGGAAAGTTATTGTGATGCCGGATGTGACAATAAGGATGTTTGTTCCCTTATCTCCGCTTCCAAGAGTTGTTGACGCCCCAATAACATTTTGACCGTTAGACTGAACACCTGGCTTGTTTGATAAGTTGCTAAACGATCCTGATGTTGCAACCGTGGCAAGCCCAGACACATCTGCCGCCGGAACGCTAGCCGCCGCTGTAAACGCGCTTGTGCCGTTGCCTTTGACATAGCCTGTAAGAGTTGTTGCACCAGAACCGCCGTTAGAAACAGGAAGCGTTCCAGAAACTTGCGTTGTGAGGCTGACGCCCGATAATGTGCCGCCCAGCGTCAGAGAACCGCTGGTTGTTACGGTTCCGGTCAACGTGATGCCATTGACCGTGCCTGTACCGTTAACGCTAGTAACCGTGCCGCTAGTTGCGGGGTTTGCCCAAGTCGGTGCGCCGCCCGTGGTAGCCGTAAGCACCTGGCCCGTTGTCCCCGCTGCCGTAGCAACGGGCGCAGCGCCAGACCCGCCGCCATAGACAACGCCGTATTGGGTTAACAATGCCGAACTTGCAATTGTTGACGTTGATGAAAAATAAGGTATGCCGCCCGATGTCCCCGCGCTTAGTCCCGTGCCGCCTCTACCTACGGCAAGTTGACCAGACCATCCAAGCGTCAAAGATGTAGCCGCCAATAAAGCCGTAGTAGGCGAACCGCCCAAAGTAACCGTGACATTGGTATCATCGGTTTTGGTAAGTGCGGAAGAAGTAACCGCAATGGTTGGGGTTAATCCGCCCGTAGATGTAATTGGTGCGGTTGCGCTTACCGAACTAACATAAGACAAAGACGGAATATCGGTGCTAACCAAAGCGCGGAAAGTTGGGGCGGTAGCCGCGCCGGTTGTTGGCCCCGCTAAAACATAAGTTGCGGTTTTTGTTCCATAGGGATTCAAAGTATCACCATAAGCCGCCGCCAAGCTAATTGCGGGGGTATTTCCACCACTAGATACAACGGGGCTTGTGCCGGTGACCGATGTAACCGTGCCGCCCGAACCCGCAGCCGACAAAGTTCCAGCTACAAAGCTAACGCCCGAACCAATCGTGACGTTGCTAAACCCGCCCGTTCCATCACCATAAAGAATAGATGTTCCGCTTGTTAGGGTTGACCAAGTAGGCGCGGCGCTTGTGTTTGCAATCAATACTTGTTTAGCCGTACCCGCCGCCGTGAATGCGTAGGCCGTACCCGTGCCATAGGCAACGCCATAAGCCGTAGGAGTTGCCGTGCCGTTAGTTCCTCCATTAGCAATTGCAAGCCTTCCAGCCAGCGTCACAGCGCCCGTGGTAGCCGTGGCGGGGGTCAGTCCTGTAGTGCCCGCCGAGAAAGACAGCACGCCAGTGTTGGCAACAACAATTGTGCCCAAGCCGTTGGTGACGGAAATGCCAGCGCTAGTGCCCAACGTGTTTAGGCTATACCCTGTGCCATTGCCAATTAGTAGTTGGCCGTTGGTTGGGATTGTGCTTAAACCAGTGCCGCCAGAAGTGACGGGAACAACACCTGTCCCTGATCCAAGAGTGGTGAACAGACTGTAAAACCAACGATACCATTCACGCGAGACTGCGCCCGTGCGCTCGTCCGTAAGTGGAACACGCGGGGGCGTAATCTGGGTTTCGTTGCCTGTAGCCATATCAAGCGTTAGTTGGGCTGAGTATCAATTCCGCGCCCATGATTGCTATTTTGTTGGGATCGGTGCCTGAGAGTTCATAGACCCTATCACGCAGCTTTAACGTCATACCCAGCCGACGCCAAAAAGTTCGATGACCATACGCACCAATTTTGCCAATTGGTGACCAGTGTTCGTTGCTCCAAGTGTGGCCGCCGTCGTCTGACCAGCGCAACATCACTTGCGGGTCGTAGCCTGGTGAGGCAAGGTAAGCCGTGGTTACTAAGTTGTACCCGCTAATATCGGTATCTGATAGGTTGTATTGACCTAAAGGTTCAGAACCGTCCCCAGCCTCAGTAGTTAAAGTAACACCTGATTGCGTTGCTAAAAAAGTTTGTACATATTCAGCTACAAGGTCTAACCCTGACTCAGTGTCAATATTTTCGCTGTCATACCCAGGGTACAGATTTAGCCCCACGCCTGTTTCACAGTCCAGTTGCAAGCTGTGATGCGCCGTGCGCTTCAAATTGTTCTGGCCGGTTGGCAGCGCCCGCCATGAGCGCAACCATTTTTGAATACCGCCGTTGTCAGCGTACACATCCAAGTCAAACGCATAAATGTTGCCGTTCTCAAAGTCGCCAACAAGAATGTTGCCGCCAAAGTTGCATTGGCAATTGCTGCGGTGCCGCATAAAGTTGCCGCTGTCAAAACCAGCGCGTTCGTGCCAGACTTGGGTAGACACATCGTAAACCCAAGTAGCGTTGCCCGAGGGAAACGTCAGCACATAAAAAGCATGGCCTTCCTGCTGGTAAGTGTACGCAATAGCGTCCGCGATGTTGCCGTATTGGGCAATGGCGTACTCAATGGCATGGGTAGAAACCCTAACGCCGGTATAGCCGTTGGCTCGGTAGACAATACCCTGCCCACGGGCGTCTGTGCCCAACCAAAACAGGCCGTTGTCCAGCTTGGCGATTGAGAACGCAGCCACGCAGCCAATTTCGTTAAACGCGCCTTGGATGCGCTGCAAGGGAAAGTCAGCGGCGCCAGAATCGTACCAAACTTCTACTGAGTCGGTGCCAAATACCCATAGTTCGCGGTGGTCGGAAATAACGCCCACTACGCCGTCAGGAGAACCTTCAGCACTGGCAAAATCTAACGGATCAACTGAAGTGCCGTCCAGCAGTTGAGTTACCCAAATCTTTTGGCTATTAGGCTCGTTGTAGACAAAATATCCATCTAAGTAAGAAACCGTAACAGCGCCAGTAAAGTCAGGGTCAGTGATCTGTGCAAATACGTTAGTTGATTCGTTGTAGATAAATCCATCAGGATTACAAGCAAAGAATATTTGTGTACCGTTATCCGCAATGGACACCGGCCCCGTGCCAGACACAATGCCCAATAATATTGGCGTAGCAGTCAAGCTAGTTAGCTTGTAGACTTCAACGCCAGACACCACATAAAAGTCACTGCCGTTGGTCTGGTGCGCCCACAATGCCCGAATTGGGCCGGTGCCCACGGTCTGTAGAAACTCTAGGCCAGGGGCACGATTCAGAAAGCCAGGTTCTTTACCACCTTCGGGAATAGCTTCGGGGAACAGGTTGACCATGCGGTTGTCCGCAGCGTTGATACTGCGGGCAACGTAGGCCGACCCAAGAATTGGCGTTTTCATTAGGCCGCAACTGCTTTGATAATTGCAAAGTTAAAAACTGGTGTTTCTGTAGTTGTGCCGCCAGTAGTGCGGAATGTGATGTTGAAGCTACCCGCTGCCACCGCAGTAACCATCAAGTCGTACAAGTCAGTACCTGACTTTTGATTTAGGATAACAACATCGGTTGCCGCCACAGTGCTGTTGGTCACAGTAAAAGTTGCCGCTACTGTCGTGCCCGCTGCGCTAAACAGGGTAATTGCGCCTGCCGTCTTGTTAAGTGTTACGCCTGTAGTGCGGCTAGTGGCTTGAGTTACCGTACCGCCAGCGCCTG